TAACAGAAGAACGTGATGGATTGTCAGAATCTGCTGGCAAATACAAAGCTCTTTATGAGAACAAGTTTATTGATGATGCTATGAAGGATTTGGCAGCATCAACTAACGCACGGCCTGAAGCGTTGAAGAACATCTCAAGAGATGCACGAGATATGTTCAAAGTTGATGAAGATGGTGAATTGGTTGCCTTGGATAAGGATGGCAATTTGGTTAAGACTGCTAAAGGTGACTTGATGACTCCTGAGAGATTCATTGAAGAGTTGAAAGTTAGCAATCCATACTACTGGCCAGACAGTGTAAGTGGAGGTCATGGTGGTGGTGGAGGTGGTGGCGAAAGCACTATTGATATTCTTGAAGCAAAAATTGCTGAAGCTGCAGAAGCAGGTGATATGACTGCTTATAACAAATATCGCAACGAATTGGAGGCTGCTAAAAAGAAATAGCTGCAAATAAAAATATTTGCTATAAAAGGCTGTAGGGTGTTTACTCTATAGCCTTTTTTAGTTATACTCCGAACCTAGTTAGCCAGTACTTTCATTCTACGAATTGGTTGTGCCAATACCTTGTGGGTTTGAGTGAGAAAGTTGCTAATTTGGATTGTGTCCAAATTAAGGCAGAAAAGAATACCCCCTCACTTAAACAACAATTTGGAGAATAAACATGGCTACAGTGTTAAATACACCTGCTGTCATCGCAGCAGAATCAATGCGCGTTTTAGAGCACGAACTAGTTATTGGTTCATTGCTTTATCGTGACCGAACCCAAGATTTCACCCAGAAGTCGAATGGTTGGGCAGTTGGCGATAGTATTGATGTCAAAACCCCTACTGAATATGAAGTTGATTCATTCTCAGGAACTATCAACAAGCAAGACACTCGTGATAGCAAAACTTCATTTTCTATTGAAGACCACCTTGATTTATCAACTGGCGTTACTTCTCAGGAACGAAAGCTTGAGCTATCTGACCTAACTCGTGAAGTTATCCAGCCTGCAATGGCTGCATTCGCACAAAAGATTGATGTTCACCTAGGCACTAAGATGCTTGAAGGTCGTGGACTATATTCTTCTGATACTCTTTTTGAGACTGCTGCTGACGTTGCTCAGGCACGTAAAGCTGCTAACAACCAAAAAGTATCTAAGCAAAATCGCATTGCTTTGTTAGATTATGACATTGAAGCTGATTTACTTGGTGCTAACTGGTTCAACCAGTCTCAGACTCGCGGAGCAGACGGTGAAGCATCTTTGAGAAATGGCGAAATGGGCAATGTAATGGGAATGAGTTTCTTCTCATCTGCTAATATGCCTTCTGATACTTCTGCTGCGACTGCTGGTGATGGTGTTGGTGTAACTGATAATGCGTCTTCTACTTTAAATGTAATTGGTTCAGCGAACTTGATTACTGATTCAACAACTGGTACATTCCGTGCTGGTGACGCAATTGTAGTTGCTGGCGTTACTCACCCATTCATCGTTGCAACTGAAACAGCTGCGACTGCTACTTCAATCCCGTTAGTTGACCCAATTGATCAGCTTATTCCAGATGGTGCTGCTATTACTGTTGTTCCTACTGGCAACTCTGCTGCTTTCCATGGGGTAATCACCAATCCTAACACTTATGCTTGGGCTGCTCCACCACTAGATAATCCTGGTGACAAGGTTTCAGCTGCAGTAATGACTGTTAATGGAATGAGTATTCGTTTCGTTGAAGGATATGATCAAGATACCAAAGAATTTATTTGGTCTTGGGATATGCTTATCGGTGCTCGTTGCTGGGATAGACGCGGAACAATCCAATTACGTAAATTCTAGTTGGCTAGGTAGTTTGTTACTACCACTTTTAAGGCAGCTGAAATATGCTGCCTCTTTTTCCACCCTTTAATTATCATGTTTGGAGAATTACCATGAGTAATACTGTAACTATGTACAATGGCAAAACAGGCAAAGCAGTTAGCTGTGGTCTTGATCAAAAGAAAGCATTAGAAAAAGCAGGCTATCATGCTGATGAAAGCAAAGCTGCTAAAGCTCAAAAAGCTGCGAAAGTTGAAGCTGATGATGCTGCTGAAGCTCAGAAGATTCAAGATGCAAAAGATGTTGCTGCCGACAAAAAAGCTGCCAAAAAATAGGAAAACAATCTCATGCCTAGCCCAACACTAATAACATTAGCTGAAGCTGACGCACTATTGGTCGATGTATCACCTTGGTCTGGAACTACAGATTCTGATAAGACTGATGCATTGGGCTGGGCAGAGGTTTATTTCAATAGCACTTATGTGTGTCCAAATGAAGACTTAACAGATGCTGACTCAATTGACTCAAGCATCAAAGAAGGTCTTTCAATTCTTGCTAATGAGCATCTACAACTGAGTTTATTTGACAGGCAATCAAAAGAACCTGCCATCAAGCGCTCACGGAAGAAAGTGGACACTCTGGAAAAAGAAGTTGAATATGCAATTTCTAATGTTGGGAATAAGTGGGTTGATTACTTCCCTCAAGTTACTGCTTTGATTGGTGTAGTGTGTTACACTGATAAGGCATCATCAATAAAAACCATTCCTCTTTTGAGAAGATAGCATGAGTGATTTTTATGATGACATTATTGACATGGCTGCAGAGTTATTAGCAGAATTCGGCAATAGAACTAATGTTTGTCTAAGGTCGAGAAACGCCGCTGCATACGACGAAATAGAAAACGAATATACTAACGAGTCGGAGACTAATACGCCGCTGCTAGCGGTCGATTTAGCCTATAGAACGAACGTTATAGATGGGAGTCGTATTAAGGCTAATGACAGGAATGTTATTTGTTCAAATGAAGTTGAGCCAAAGATGGAAGATACTTTGATTATTGGTGGAATTGAACATACTATCCATGCAATTAAGAAAGTTGCTCCTAGTGGCACAGATATAATTTATATGGTTCAGGCAAGGTCATGACAATAAGAATTGGCGCTGGAAGATTTTTTGATAGCAAAAGAATGGTGCGCAAGTTTGCTGACAAATCTTTGAAGAGAGCTGAGAATGTAATGAGATGGACTCAAATCTTTCTGTTTACTGATGTGATTATCTCATCTCCTGTGGACACTGGAAGATTTAGAGCTAACTGGTATGCTACTATTGATACTCCATCTGGACAAACTACTACAAGCACCAAAAGAAATTCTTTGACTGCTATGAAAAAGGAAGTGAAAAATGCTGCTCCTTTCTCAAATATGATGCTTACAAACAATTTAGAGTATGCTATGCAACTTGAAAATGGACATTCTGGACAGGCACCAATGGGAATGGCTAGATTAGCAATCAGAAGAGCACCTATGCACTTGAGAAATGCTGTGAGGAAAGTTAAATGAGCCTTAAAAGCATTGGTGAAGCACTCAGAGCTCAGCTTATTGCTGCAGATTTGGGATATCCGATTGGAAATGAGAACAAAAGTCTTGATTCAGACAACGAGGAAATCGTTCTGGATGTGTTTTTATTGCCAGCGAACACGGAGTCACTTGGAAAAGCATCAACTGATTCAAGAGAAGAAATTGGAATATTCCAAATCTCTGTAAAGCTGAAAGGTGAAATTGGTTCTGGTAAAGCATGGACAGCTATTGATGAAATAAAAGATGCGTTTCCATACGCAGCTGAATACACTAGAGATAGTGTTACAGTAAAAGTTGGAGAGACAACTGCTAATAATGGCAGAAACGTTGGTGGAAGATTTGTTATCGATGCTTCTATCAATTGGACTTCATACATTCAACGATAATAGAGGGCTTTAATTATGGCTGGCGAAGCAAACGGAACTAGTATATTTGTTGCAATCGAGGACACTCCTGGTTCTGACACTTGGACTCAAATTGGTGGACAATTAAGTCACACCTTAACATTAAACAACACTCCTATTGACATTACATCGAAAGATGATAGCAGCTTTAGGACTTTGATGAATGCTGAAGGATTACAATCTTGTGATTTGGCTCTTGAGTTGAAATACAACTCTAATGCTGCCTATTTACAATTGCGTGCATTGTTTTCTTCTAAAGTAATCACTAATTTCCGAATTACTATTGGTGGAAATGATTTTGATTGTGCATATCAAGTGGCTAGCTTCTCAGAAGCATCCCCTGATAATGACAAGGTTACTAACTCTGTGTCACTTCAATCTTCTGGACAGTTTACTTGGGTCTAACTGATGGCTGATGAAATCAATGGCATAAGTGCCTATTTGATGATGCTGGTTGACGATGAATATGTATTCATTGGAGGCCAGCGTTCTCACAGTCACAATGTGGTGACTGCACCAATCATGATAACTAACCAATCTGCTGGTGAATCAGATAGGGTGTTAGATGGTGATGGACACATATCAGAAAGCATTTCAATGGAGGTTGTATTCAGTTCTGATGCAGCTTTCATGGCAATTAGAGATGCTGCTGCTTCTAGGTTGGTTCATAGTTTCAAAACTATAAAGCCTAACCTTTCAGAAGAGCCATTGGTTGGGATGGTCATAAATTACACTGAGGCTCCTGCTTCTGGAACTGCACTTGCTGCATCATTCTCCATTAAAATTGCTACTAGTTCTGCTGATGCTCCTGAATACACCAACAAGACGTTTGGTGGAGGGGTTGAGAATGGCGGCAATCCTAATTATGGTAGTGGTGGAGGTGGAGCAGGTGGTGGAGCTGGTGGCGGAATAGGCTACAGTTTCTACACAGCACTATACCAGAATAACTGTATAGATTTTTGGAGACTTGATGAAAGAGTTGGAACTAAGGCTTCAAATACAGGTAAAGGTGCTTCAGGATTTACAAAAGAGCCTTTGTATTACAACTCTGTAGTTGATTCATCTTGGTTGGCAGACTCTTCAATAAATTCTCAGCTAGGTGACTCAAAAAATCTAGCAGGGCTGGAAGAAAGGTCATTGGCTGGACAGACTTCTCAGACTGGG